AAGTATTCAACTCAATCTTTCTATCATTCCCGAGGGAATTCTTGTAAGTGATGATATGTTTTAGCTTTGGAGCCGAAGCAAGGAACTCATTGATTTTTTCAAACGATTTAATATCAATGAGATCAAGATATTCTTTTATCTCTTCTTTTGTGAAGTTGCTAGGGTCATAAACCGTTTCAGCATCATAGATCTTATCTAGGCAACGGAGAATAAGTTCGATATTAGCTTCTTCTGTTGTCGAGTTTAAAAACTCTTCATCCGAATAAATGCTGGCTGGTGGATATCGTAGCACAATACCGTTCTTGTCGATGATGTTAATTTTATTATTAACTTCCTTTGGCATTTCTACTTCGATCTTATTCAAATCAACATCGAAATCATATACCTTCTCATCTTCAAAGTCCTTGAATGATAGCTTAACGATGTTTGTTACCGACAAAGCGCGCAGCTTCAAGAACAAATACTCTAGATCAAATACTGAAATTTTATCGATATCGAAAGAATCCTCTAAACAACAGTTCTGAACAACCTGCTTAATAGCTCTGAGAATATCTTTATCTTCTTCACTAGCCTTTGCGACCAAAAGAATCTTTTCTTCCTTCACGAGAAATTGTCTGAATTTAACCTTTTTACCAGTAGAAGGTATAGTCAACTCAAACTGTGGAAACATAATTTTAGGTAATGCCATATTCATTCACTCCATGTGTTATTAAAGATCAAATGCTCCATAACCTGCAGATGCTATAACTTGATCAACAGGCGAACTGAATTGTGTGCTAGATGTTTGTGTCGGTGCGAATCCTTGTCCACCAGCACCACCACCACTATTTAATAGAGCGTCAGCGATACCGATACCAAGACCTACGCCAAGAACTGTTCTGCCTATACCTGTACTCAACAGGCTCAATATACCACCAAGACCACGCAGACCAATACCAGGAATGTTTCTTTCGTTCCAAGTAAGGAAGTTGAAACGAACATTCAATTTCATAAGATCAGAACTGCCCCAATCTAATCCAACATCCGAAATAGAAACTGGGAATGCATCGTAAAGATCCAGTATCATAATTGGTTGGTATGGTGTAACTTCATTATAAACAAAGATAGACATAGTTGTGCAATATGCGTCTTTGTATTCTAGTTCGTATTCAGTGCCACGACTTGCGTTATAGTTATAAATCGTATCCATCCACGACTGGAAAAATTTGAAGTTATCAGAGTATTGATCAACTGTAAAACGAATATCGATATCGGTTACTGCTGCACCATAAACTGCCTTTTCCAAGTTACCAACACCTTGGCGACGTATCTCAGAAGTTTGCAAACTAATACCTGGTATCGACGCGCTTTCTGCATAAAACTCTAATGCTCTGTTAATACTGAACATGTTCACACCAGCCACAGATCTTCCAAGAATAGATTGTGGTGGGTTCAAACGAACCACAAATTTGTTTTTCTTTAAAAGACCACCGCCATTGGCGATATTGGCTTTAAATTCTGCTATATTGAAAGGCATTATCTTCGTACCATTGATTGTGACTCAGCATGAACTTGTGATGCGCTTGCTTTCGCAAACCTTTCAGTCGGTAGCATCAGTGCTTTATCCCAGTTTTCTGGCGAAACATACAGAAAGTTACTCTGTACATGCCCATAAAGATATCTCTTAAAGCATGGTGCGAAATAACGAAACTTCGAAGCACTGGTCAAAATCTCATATGAGATCTGCAACTTAGTGCTATCATCGTATTTATTGTTATTACGGAGAGTGTATAGAGCGTCCATCAGCTGGGCTCTTAGCTTTGGTGGCAAATAGTGGAGATTCAATCCCGTGAATCCATCCGTGTCTACGCTAACCAAAATGATCATTGGAAACTTGTCGTAATATGGAAGTATTTTCTTGAGTTTAGGATCATAAAAGTACATGAACATCTTGCCGATGTCTTTTGTTCGTATAGAGTTAGTCACATTCTCTTTATCGTTCATCAAACGATTGTTGTTTACATTTGTAATATTTTGGGCTGCGTTACGATACCAAGCGATAGCGTCTTTCTGGCTGAGTTTATCGATGCCAGATTTAGAGCCTTTGTTAGCTAGTTGTTGAAAAACATAAGCAACCATCAGAAATTAATACCTAACTCTTTCTCAGTGAAAATGTGAAATGTCCATTTTCTATCGGCGCAGTATTCCCTCGCCGCTTTCCACTTTGCTTGATTTACACCGTATGTCATAACCTCAGTAATGTACTTTCTAGAGGGCTTTGGCTGCTTTTTAGGTTCCATAGTCTGTGCTAACGGTTTAACCTCGATAATTGCTGTCTCTGTTAGCCCCTGTTTATTTATCTTCTTTACATAAAAGTCGGGGAAGTATCGATGCATTTTACCATCGACTGGCGACCGATATGGGATGAAAAACTCCTCAGAATTCCACTCAACCACATCTGGATGTTCGTCTAGATGCATCATGAGTTTAAGCTCCCAGCGCGAGCGATAAATAATATTTGAGGGATTCCCCCTATATTTTTGGGGATTTTTGGGACGAAAGTAACCTTTGTAAGCCATGTTCCAATTTCAACAATAAATAATAACATCAGGTATTTATCAAGGGCAAATTAATGACGTCGGTAACAGATATTGTTTCAAATTTTGCTAAAACAACGCTGAATTCATTTCAACCACAGATTAGCGGCGCTCAGTATGGTGTTGGTAGTGGTAAATTTCCTTCAAATTTGTCTGACAAATATTATATGAGTTTGCAATTTTTTAAATATTCAAGACAAGACATCAATCAAATTGGCTCAGTTTCTCTTCTTAATAGTTGGAAGTTACCCGTGCCTGCAAATATGGTCGATGCGCAAGGTGTAAACTATGGCGAAGAAGAAGTCGGTACAGCATTAGGTGGTGCTGCTAGCGCTGCTTTTGGTACAGATACTAATGCTGCTGGTGGTAAATTAGGTCAGGCGTTGGGCGCGTTGGGTGTTGGTGGTGCTGCTGGTTTGCTCGGCGCTGTTTCACCAGGATTAAAAGCTGGTGTTAGCTCGATGCTCGGTATTACAGCAAATCCATTCATGACAGTCATGTTCAAATCACCAAACTATAGAACATACAATTTCAGCTGGAGATTTTATCCACGCAATCCGCAAGAATCACAATCTCTAATGTCGTTAATCAAAACAATTCGTTTCAATCAATTACCGCAAAGAAGCCCAAATGTGGGTGGTGCTGTTTTGACATATCCTAGCCTTGTAAGAGTTAACTTAATAGCAGGCAATTCGCAGCTTTATCCATTCAAGTATGGTGTTATTGAAAATAGCTCTTTCAATTATGCTCCAGAAGGTGTCCCATCTTTCCATCGTGATGGTAAACCATCGACAGTCGATGTTTCTTTCAGTGTTAAAGAAGTTGAATACTTCCTCAAAGACTCTTTTGGAGGATCTGCGTAAATGCAAAGATATTTTGAAAAATTTCCTCTCGTAAATTACAACGGTTACACCGTTAGAAATATTATGTCTCGAGTAAAAGTGCTGGATAAAGTTATTAAGAAGCCAGAGTTTTTCTACAATTTCCAATTGATCGATACTGCCCGCGCAGACAACGTTGCATACGAAACGTATGAAGATTCATATATGAGCTGGTTGGTATATTTGTCGAATACGATTATCGATCCTTATTACGATTGGAATATGAGTCAATATAATTTCGAACAATTTATTTTGAACAAATATGATACGTATGCAAATGCACAGGGCAGAGTGGCTTATTGGACTAACAACTGGTATGATAACCCACAAACAATAACTATATCTGCATACAACGTATTATCTGATTATGCCAAAAAATATTACGAACCAGTATACGCTGGTAAACAAATTTTAGAGTATAAAAGACGCGAAGAAAATTGGGTCGTTAACACGAATCAAATTTGGCAATACACAGTTGATGCTGATTTAACTTTAAAATTAGACGACAAAGTAACAGTTTCAAATACTGTTGGCGCGTCTGTAGCAAACGGTCAGGTATTGTTAGCTAACAGCACAGTGATTCGTATACATCAAGTGTTTGGGCAAACTAATACACAAACTGGAACTATAACTGGCGGCGGAACAGCAACTGCAAATGTTTCAAAGGCAACATTGATTGCCAAAAACATTTCTGATGAAGATCGTCCGTTTTGGTCAGAAGTAACATATTACGATTTAGAAGATATTAAAAATTCCCAAAGACAATCAATACGACTTCTTGCGCCAGAATACTCAATGCAAACTGCAATAGAACTTAGGAAATTGTTGAATCCATGACAGCATACAATCCAGGTGATATTTTAGTAAATAGTTTGGTTGTAAATAATCTCAACTATACTAAAAGTTTTATCTCCTTTGATATCTATGAGACAATATATCGCCCAGGTATGGTTCTGAAATTGACAATTTTGGATCCAGCGGATTATCTTGGCAAACAGAAACTTTCTGGTGGTGAAAAAATTACGATGTCTTTCAACCATCCAGGTGGAAGCGCAGCGGATTACGAATTTATCGTAAACAGAGTTGAGAATATATCATCTCCTCCAGGTCAAAAAGCTAAGTCATATACTATTGAGGCGATATCTGAGGAAATATTCAATTCACGCGACAAATACGTAAGCAAGTCTTACGACAATAAACAGTTTTCGCAAATGGTTGATGATATTTTCAAAGAGTTTTTAAAAAGTAAAAAGAAACTGAATATTGAAGAAACAAAAGGTATGCAAAAATATGTTGTTCAGCGTAAACGACCATATGAAGCTATCGATGAAATGCGTAAACGCAGTGTTTCTTCCTCTAATAAATCTTCAACCTATGTGTTTTTTGAAAACCAAAAAGGATTTCATTTTACGACACTTGAGAAAATTTTTAAAGATAGAAAAATCGTAAAAACATTAGTACAAGATTCATCGACTGGCGCAAACTTTTTAGCAGCCAAAGGCACTAACATCATAGCTGTGAATATCCCAAACCAGAACGATTTAGCTAAATC